TTACTTCCAACGGCTACACAAGCTCTACAGCACTACATCACTATCAGAGTACAGAGTCCTGCTCTGCTCCCAACCACAAGTTATGCTGAAAACTTGCTAATAGACAATAAGCAGATGGACGACGAAACTCTTGGTCGATTCCTAAATGAGGCTATTTCTTATCTAGAGAATGATCTCTTGGCTACGTACATAGAGCCAACTAACGTTGTAACGGACAGAGATCCTACAACCGTCCAGTTTGCAGCCGGAATAAACGCTCCAACACCACTATTTACAGACCCTGATTACGACTATATCGTAAATCCTCTTACTTATTTCGTACCTAGAGACAGTGCTGAATGGTTGAAGATACAGACTCCATTCACGCAGGTATTACGTGTTGACAGCTTGTTTGGTGCTATTGCTAATACCCGAGTAATCGATATTGACTTGCAATGGATTGAGACTTCCGGACCAGGCGGTTTCATTCAGCTTGTTCCGTTCAACCAGGAAGTTGCCTTTGACTTCGTAGGCTTAATCTGGGTTAACTCTATCCGTGGTGCTGTAGAACTTCCAAACTTCTGGCACTTCAATATGATTGCTGGTCTTCGTGACTGTCCAGCAGAAGTACAGGAATTTATTGCCAAATTGGCAGCGATTAACGCGCTCACTCTAGCTGGTCTAGCCTTCCGTCCTGGCTTAGGTTCTCTATCTCTTGGACGTGATGGCGTTAGTGAGTCTGTTTCGTACAATACAGCAGCACAGTACGGAGTATATACAGGCGCAATCCAATCGTACAAGGAATGGCTTGAGACAGCTGAAAAGAAGCTTAGAGCAAAGTATCGCGGCTTAACCATGGTTGTAGTGTAATGTAGGATAGGGTGACCTAATGTCGGATTGGGATTTCAGCCTTTTAGAGTTCCTTATTCAAGATCGTGGTGATGAAGTAATCCACGAGATTGCAGTGGCTTGTCCATGCCGTGGAGAAGACCACTATGCTAGCTTAATAACAGACCAGAACAGACCAGCCAGAAAAAGAAGCCTTGATTGTGACCAATGCGACGGTAATGGCTGGTTGTATAGAAACGCCAGGGTAGTAAAGGGACTTGTTACCAGCGTAAACTCAGGTAATCGTTCACTTATTGAGGCAGGATATGCTGAGCCCGGAGACTGTGTATTTAGTCCATCTCTCGATATTGGTATTATCTCTGATTTTGACAGGATTACATTTACTTACCCTGCGCCGCTAGACCAAGGGCAGCAAATAATGAGAAATGCTGCCAACATGGAAGATAACAAGGGACTAAATACACGACTTCAGGTCAACGAGGACCGGCTTTGGTACATTCCTGAACAGTGCATTTGGTGTGAAGACCAAAATGGAGTTGTCTACCAGCAGAACCTGGACTTTGTATTTGATAAGAAAATCATTCGTTGGATTGGTAATAAGCCTGCTGACGGAGTGTTCTACACAATCAAATACACTGCATTCCTAGAATGGATCTGTTATTCTACTCCTATGACTAGAATAGATAGAGCTAGAAACCTCGGGCAAAAGGTACTACTTAAGAAGGTTCATGTGGCCTTCCCAAATGACGAGGCTTCTACACCTTCTGAGCGGCAAGAAAAGCAAATCACTTTCACTACTCGTTCTAAGCTATGAGCGTACCTTATACAATATCTCCTACTGGAACGTATGATTTCAACGTTTCCATAGACGTAGCCACTGGGTTTGATCCTGGTGAGCTTTTGTACGATCGTATGTACGAAGCTACAATAGACATTGCTATTGAGGCTCGTAATCTTTGGGAGACTATAGCTGGTCAGAATTTGAACAAATCTAGACAAAGGTATATTAAGGCTATTACTTTTAAGCAGAACAGCGATAGTGTTTCTATTGGTTTAGACCCCACTGACCCATTTCCTACATTACTTGAAATGGGCAAAGAAGCTTTCAGTCTTAAGCCTGGTTTCCTAAAAAACGCAATGAAGGTAGACAAGGCCGGAAGACCTATGCGTGTAATACCTTTAGGTACTGAAGGTACGCAAGTTATGCGTTTCAGGACTGTTGTAGAAGGAAAGCATCAACCTCCAAATAACTGGGAACATTCAGGACTCAAAGCCAAGAAGTTCCACGAAGAAGTAATAGATGAGTTGTCAGACAGAATCATACCTAAGCACATAGGTATGGTAATAGATGAAATAAATAGGATTAAGTAATGGCTGTTCTACCTGAAGTAGTATTACACCGTGTTTTCATTTCCGGGTTCAGGTCTATCCGAAAGGACACTAGACTTCTTGAAACTATTTTCAGGAATCTGGACCAACAATCACTGGCTCAAGTTAAGAACTTCATTCTTACGAATAGTATTGATTTCGGAATAAACTATCCGAGGGAAAAGCCAAAGCTTCCAGGCATTTACATGCTTCTACGGAGTGAGAATGAAGCGCAAGCATTCCTAGGTAATATGGGAGGCGCAGCGCCGAACTACGACGTTCCTGATGAAGAGTTTACCTATTTCTTGGGTGGAAACGGAGATCCCGAGACTCTGGGAGGAGAGCAGTCTTTAATCCTAGGTAATTTGAAAGTAAACTATTCAGCCAATTCGAAAGTGTATTTCCAATCGTCTTCTGAAGCAGCATTAAATGAGCTTATAGCTTCAGATAACGTACCACAACCTGTAGCCGTTGTAGTGTCTGGTACAGGTAAAGGACAGTCGTTTCCTGTTTTAAGTATTTCGACAAATTCTATTGACATAGATGGTACTTATGATCCACAATTAGACACTACTAGCGTTATAAATCTTCGAAGGCTAAATCCTGACCCACAAACGGTAGGTGAGCCTTCTAAGTTGTATAGAGGGGGAAGCACTAATATCTATCGTACTAGTGTTAACTATTCTACACAGTACCAGCTGATGATTTTGGCTGGTTCGCAAGAACAAGTATTGTATCTGTATTCAATCGTTAAGGCGATTCTACTTTCCCAAACTGCTTTCTTAGAACAAGAAGGCATTCTAGGTCTACAAATCAGCGGCTCTGATTTTGCTCCTCGTTCGGAATACTTACCGAATGATATATTTCAGAGAGTGATGAACCTACAGTTCACCTATCCGTTTGATTTCCTTGAGGAAAGTGGAACCGCCTTTAGTCGTATCGACGTAGCAATACAGTGTGATTTAGAAGAAAACGCTTGTTGTGATATCGATTTTTCAGTTCAACTTTGAGGAACCATGGCAAAAGCAAAGAATGACCAAGTACAGGATGCAGAGGTAGTCGTAGACGCGGCTCCTGTAGCTCCTGTTGTTCCTGCAAAACTAATCAGTTTTGAACAGTGGGCACGCCTTCGTGGAGTAAAGCCCCACCACATGGCCGGAATGAAGGCTCACTGTGCCTCACCAACCAAGCCCCGTACCAAGGAAACTTGGGATAGCCTTTTCGAGAATTACTGAGGTTTATAAATGACGTCTGGGGACAAGACGTGTATAGATTGTGGTATTACTAAGCTATTTGAAGATTTTCCGAAAAGAAAAGACAGTCCTGACGGTTATAGGAATAGTTGTAAGGACTGTAAACGAAGTAAGGATAAAGCTAACTACGCTAAAGATCCTAAACGGAAAGTTCAAGCAGTTAGAGAATGGAGAGAAAAGAACTTTGACCGGTATACTGAATATAACAAAGAATACTGGCAAAGAACTAAAGAAGCTCAATGTCTAAGGCTTAGGGAATACTATCAGGCCAATAAAGATAAGTTTCGAGAATACAACAAAAGTTGGAAGATCAGAAATAGAACACGTTATTTAGAAATAAATGCTAACTATCGTGTTCGAAACAGAACTAAAGTAAATGAACGCTGTTTAGCGCACTACTATTCTAATAAGGATAAATATTTAGATCATTATAGGCGTAGGCGTGCTAGACTACTAAACAGTGAAGGTCACTTCACTACCGCAGAGTTTCGAGATTTGTGTAGTTCATACAATAACGTATGTCTTTGTTGTGGAGCTACTAATGTAAAATTAACCGCTGACCACGTTGTTCCTATTTCTCGTGGAGGCAAGAACACAATAGACAACATTCAACCTTTGTGTTCTACTTGTAATAAGAAAAAAAATACGAAAATGATTGATTATCGTGTTTCATCTACAGTTCAAGGAGTCTTAAAATGACTAGAAGTATTACATGGAATGGCGTGACTCGCTACCGTCCAGGTGGAATCACCAAGATCAGTGTAAGCCCTCTAGACCAGGTTGGTATCTCTGCAAGAGGTATTATTGGTCTTGTAGGTGAAGCTGATGGTGGAGAGCCTGGATCTTCTGCAGGTCTCGTTGTATTCAACGATCCTTCTAAGGCCCTGGAGACATATAAGTCTGGTCCTCTTGTTGATGCGATTCGCCTTGCCTTCCAGTCCAGCGGAGACCCGTTGGTTCCTGGTGGTGCATCAGAAGTTGTAGTCTACAAGACGAACTCGTCTGCTGCTTCTTCTATCAACCTTCCAAGAAACACAGTATCGGTAGTTTCTGACACTGCAGCTGCAGGTTCGACCACTACTACTGTAAATCTTACTACTGGTGGTCTTACTACAAATTCTATGGTAGGCCGCTGGGTAGACGTAACTCTTGCAGCACTTCCAGGTTCTCCTGTATATCGTCGTAGAATCACCGCAAATGCAGCAAGCTCTCTTACAGTTACTCCCGCTCTTCCTGCTGCTCCAAGCGCTACAAACCCTGTAGCTATTCGCGCAAACTGGCTTACTGTAACTTCGAGAGATTACGGAGCCCACACCAACGGAATTTCCGTAGATGTAGCATATGATACTACCAACGGAAAGTATCAGGTTACTGTTTCGGACAGCGGTGTAGACCAGATTTCTGAGCAGCTTGGTGGACGCAACTACATGCAGGTTCTATACCGTGGCGGTGCAAACGCTGTGGCTTCGGACACAGTAAACACTGCTACTACTACAGTATCTAGCATCGCTCTTACCTCTGGTGGTTTGACACCTTCAGCACACGCAGGTGCTTCTCTAGTTATTACCCCAGACCCAACGGCTCCAGACCCGATCTACCTTAAGATCACAACCAACTCTGCTAGCGCATTAACGCTTGATAAGCCACTTACGGCAGACCAGCTTGCTGCACTGCAGAACGGTGTATCGACTGTTGAGATCAAGAATGTAACCAATGCTGTAGGTCTGTTCACTGGTGCTTCTGGTGTAGCAACTGCATTCACAACCACAGTAACTGGTGTTACTGGTGACAACCTTTCTATCTCGCTTACAGCTAATATGACGCTTCGCGACTTAGTAAAGGAAATCAATAAGAATGTAAACTACCTTGCGACTATCCCAGGTGGTGTAAACGCGGATACTACACTTGCTGCAAACTTCGACTTTGCTACAAGCAACGTAAATATCCAGACGATGGCAGATAACACTTCTGCTGGTTTCCGACAGGACATCAACGACATCGTTGTATGGTTCAACAACAACTGCCAGTACGCCACTGCAGCACGCCCAACAACGTCTACACTGGACGGTCAGACTCCTCCGGTAACTGACCCTGTGTACTCCCTAGCTCCGACCTCTTTTGAGCTTGTAGGTGGTTCTCGTGGAACTTCCACAAACTCTAGCTTCCAGGCTGGTCTAGACGCTCTCCTTACTCGTAAGGTTGATTACGTTGTTCCTCTTGTTGACCAGAACCTTACCAACGAAGGTTACGGATCTACTGCAACCTGGGCTTCTGTATCGCAGCAGCTTAGAGCACACGTAATCCTTGGTCGTGGAACTGCTGGCCTTGAGCGTGGTGGATTCATCGGCTTCATTGGAACTAAGGCTGCGCTAGTAGCTGCCTCCAACAGCCTCAATGACCCCGATGTTCAGATTGTTGGTCAGAATCCAATGTACCTTGATTCTACCAGCAGCCTAGTAACAGGAACTCCTCGTCTTTTCGCAGTTATGGCAGCATCCATGCGTGCTGGCGTACCTGAGATTGGTGAGCCTCTTACACACAAGCTTATCAGAACTGCTGGTCTTACTCAGGACGCTTCTTGGGATCCTACGGATCTTACGGACTCGGCTGACCTTATCAAGGCTGGTTGCTTGTTTGCTGAGTACGTTCCAGGTACCGGATATCGTTGGGTTCGTGACCTTACAACCTACACAGCTTCGGACAATATCTGTCTAGCTGAAGGAAGCGTTCGCGACGCTGTACGCGCAGTAGCTTATACTCTTCGTACTGAAATCGACAATCGTTTCACGGGACGAAAGGCAACACCTACTACGATTGCTTCTATCAGAGACCTTGCTGTAAAGGTTCTGGAGAAGTTCAGGGGAGAGAACGTAATCGTAGACTCTACAGACCCTGTAACTGGTCAGACTGTAAAGGCTTACCATAATCTAAAGGTTTACTCGGAGGGTGACGTAGCTCGGCTCGTAGTAAGCATCTTCCCAGTACCTGGTATTAACTTTGAGATCAGTGAAATCTTCTTGCAGACCCCAAGTCAATCTGCATGATCAAGTAAGTATTTAGGAGAACTAACATGCCCGCTATTTCTGCAGAAAGAATCAACTTCCTGACCGCTGTCAGCGACAGTCTTATTTACGGTCAGAACGCTGGTGCTCGTGCGTCTGCAACCATCGGTTCAGGAGCTAACGGTACCATCCAACTAGTAGCCAAGGCTCCAGGAACTGCTGGAAACTCTTGGACAGTAGCAGTTACAGTTCCTGGAGGAACTGCAGGTCTTGCTGTAACTGCTGTTGGCACTGCCATCAGCGTTGCGCTTGCTGTAAGCTCTGGTACTCCAGTTACAAACAGCAATACTGCTAAGCTTATCGCAGCTGCGATTAACAACTCCAGTGCAGGAACCTCTGTAAAGGCTTCCTTTACTGGAACTGGTGCAAGCTCGATCAGTGCCGCACAAGACGATACCGCATTTGCTGGTGGAACGGCTCTTGACACGAATCGTGCTACTGTAGGTGTTAACTACCTTCGCGCACAGGACATGGCTACTGTTCTTGAGTTCTTCAAGGAAGCCCTTGGAAACTCTTCGGTAGTTACTGCCACTGGCGGAAGCACCACAACTGCTGTAGTATCCGCTCTAGTATCGGGTGCTTATGTAGGAGCCAAGGTTACCTTCGCTTCCAATACCACTACTGCACTACTTCGCGGTGTTACTGCTTACGTAAAGAGCAACAACACTACTACGTTGACGTTCACTTCCGCGCTACCAGCTGCTTGTGCAAACACAGACACTTTCACAATCGAGCAGACCTTCCTAGATTCTGCGATCTCGGAGCTTCGCAGTGGCCGCAATCGTGGTGATGCTCCTGCTGGAAATCCTTTTGGCCTTAACAGGACTGTAGTAGACGCACTATACAGAATTGCACAACAAACCACAGGATACTCTGGAGGATCTAAGCCTATGGCCTCCCTGTCAACAGGTAGTGGCTCTACTACTACTTCGGTTGTAGTAAGTTCTACATACGCTGACCTTCGAATTGACCAGTTTAGAGGTTTTTATATCTCTATCAGTGGCGATGTTAGAAAGATCTTAGGAAACACAGAACGTGAAATCGTGTTGACTGCTCCTCTTTCCTCAGCACCTGCTTCTTCTACAAGCTTCACAGTAGTTCAACCTTTCGTGTCTTTAGCTGATGGAAGCTCTACCTCTACTTATGCCGGTTCACAAAACCAGAACGCTAGACTTGCCAACTTCATTGGTATAGTTCTTTCTCAAGTAGAAGCGTTTGTAAGCGCTGCTTGAACCTTATGAGTTTGGGAGGGGGATTGTGTCGTCCCCTCCGCTTTCCCCCTCCCTGCTCACCCTTTTAACTAGGAGATTTCAAAATGGCTGCATCGAAAACATTCTCAGGCGCGAGAGCGATATTCCTTATCAATTCCGCTCCTGTAGCCTTCGCAGGTGGGGTATCTGGTGAGGAGACAATCGACTATGAGCCGGTTGACGTTCTTAACCTCCTAGAGGTTAGAGAGTTCGTACCGGTTGCCTATCGCACAAGTCTCAGCGCACAGGTATTCCGTGTGGTTGGTGACTCACTAAAGAAGCTTGGTATTCTTCCACGTCAAGAGGATATTATTACCTCTGGAGACCTTGAAGCTGCCATCCAGGACAAGGTAACAGGTTCTACTATTGCTCTTTTCCAGGGTGTTCGTTGCTCGGGTCACACGTTCGATGTTACCGCTCGTGGTATCGTTATGGAGAACGTAAACTTCGTAGCTATCCGAGTACTTGACGAAAGCGAACAGGCCGGATAGTTATTTACTTGACACGAAATACAACTAAGTCATAATATCCCCTTAACTGTGTTAAGGGGATATTTTTATAGCACGAACCGGAAGACCTAGAAGTAATGTATGGCCTTTAGTAATAGAAGATTATAAGGGCGGAATGAGCGTATCTTCTATTGCGGAAAAACACAATTTAAGTGTTTGGGGAATAAAGAAAGCTCTAAAAAGAGAAGGTATTTTTATTCCAAAACCTGTTGGACTGTACAAATAGGAGGAGTATACAAGTTGGCTAAACTAGCTGCTTACTTGTATAAAGACGCTCCTGTATACCTGAATAGGAAGTATGCATTGGCTACAAAGCTTTTTTGAGCTATAATCAACGGGTGGTTTTGTTACAACGGGGACAAATATATGAAAAATGATGGAATGAAGAACCGTCAGCGTATGGTTCATACCTTTAATATCGACTACAACAGTGAAATCGATGGAATTAGGTATCAAGGTACATTTACCTCTAAGAAGTTATCTATTAGAGACCTAGCAGCCTTAGGTGTTCGCAAGTCTCAACTAAACGGGGGAATGTATTATGACGAGGATAAGCCAGGTTTTGGTGTAGATTCTAGTACTGACGATCTCAATGCTATGGTAGCTCATCTAGAGCTTGCTATTGTTAACGCTCCAACATGGTGGAAGCTAGAAGAGATCACCGATCTGAATCTAATTAGTAAAGTTTTCTCGGAGGTATCCTCTTTCGAGACGTCGTTTCTTCGATCCAAGCGGGAAGAAGTACGATCCCAGCAGGAGTCTGTGGGAAATAGCGAAGGAAACAGCAGCGCAAATGCATCGGAAGCCAACGCTGCTGGAGTTTCTGGCTCGATGGTGGGTCAAGAAGTACTCGCTGCCCTCGAACCATGAACTCTTCTTACAAGAGTCACCATATTACTGGCTCTGTGAGTATTATCTAGACGTATTTGATTCTAAGCCTATTGAATCGTATCGTAATGCTGATGGTGAGATTCAGTTTACAGATACTGGTGACGAGCTTATTGATAAGTGGGAAGAGATGATTGCTGCAGGTGAGTCTCCTGATCTTACCGAAGCCTTCAGTCCTGACGCACTTAAGCAAGCACAAGCTCGCCTAGCCAAGGCAAATCGTGATAAAATGCATGAAGATATTTCCATAGGTACTACTGTAAAGGAAATGCTCGCATTAGAACGGTCTATGTTAGCTGAGACACAAAAGGGGACAACTAAAAAGTATTACGGGCCAACTTTTGGTAACGGTGATGACTAATGACTGATATGAAGAAATCCTTAGAGATTGGCATTAATGTTGATAAAAACAGCATTAGAAGTGTCACTAGCCAGATCAAACAAGGAGTAGCAGCGGCTAATAAACAAGCATCCGGAGGCCCTGGAGGACCTGCGTCTGCTAAACAACAAGCTAAGAATGCCTCGGCCTCTGCTAAACAGGCTAAGCAGCAACAACAAAATATAAAACAAGCTAATGTACTGCTGAAGGCTCAACTTCAGATAACGAATCAGATTACAAAAGCATCTGCAGCAGCTAATGCTACCTTTAATAGAATTAAAGGTAGCATACAAGCTACACAACAACGAATTTCTGGTATGTTTCAGAAAATTGCGTCTATGGGCGGCAGCGCATTGCGTGCAGGAGCTTGGGGTGCAGGCAGAGGACTAGACCGTGGCGTTAGCGCATTAGGTAGAGGAGCCGGAGCAGTAGGCGGCGCTATTGGAGGCGGTATAGGTAGAGCTGCTAGTTTTGGTGGAAACCTACTTGTAGGTGGCATTGGTGCCTTGTTTGGTGCAGGTATAAGCACTTTAACACAAGGGTACAGTCAAGCTAATGCTGTGGATATAAACAGAGCCAGAATAGCACATCTACTAAGACGTGGAAACTATACTCCAGGCGGACTTAACCGTCAGCTTATGTCTGGTGTACCATATGGCTACAATGCCCAAGAATCCATCGGTCAGATGGCCGCATTGTCTAGAAACACTGGAGGCACTGGGCTGCTGTCTCTTTCTCAAGCTGCAAGTAGAGGCACTGGTCTTGGTGTAGAAGAAATCGCAGGATTTGCTGGAACTCTTACAAGAGCAGGATCTAGCATGAAGGACGAGAAGGGTAAAAGAACGCTGTCTCGTATATTAACGGACTCTGTTCGTTCTGGATTAGACGATTCTCGTACTGGAGAGCACTTGGACGCTGTATCAAGTATGGTACAGTCTGCGGCCTCCGCTTCAGGCGGAGAAGTAAACGTAAACCAGATCTCTGGTTTACTTGCTAATCTTGGAGGTAGGCTTGGTGCTGGTTTCCAAGGGGAACGTGGTGCCCATGTAATTGGCGCTTTTGATCAAGCATTAAAGAGTGGAGGAGGTGGCGATGCAGCCAAGGCTTTGTCTTTACAGGCAATGGGCTTCGGTACTCCTGAAGGGGGTACCTCGTACTACCAAGCCATTAAAGCAATGCAACAAGGCGTACTTGGTACTGGAGGAGCCGAAAACTTCATTAAGATTCTAAAGACGTTTGAACGTCGTGGAGGTGGTGAAGAAGAGGTAAACCTTGGTCTTTCTAACTACACCGGTTTGAGCATTGAGCAGATCGAGAAGCTTCGCAGTGTATACAAGGGTCAAGATATAGAATCACTACGAAATGAACTTCAATCTATGGTAAGCCCTGAGGACACAGAACGTGATATGCTCAAGAATGCGGTAGAAACGTTCTTGAAGGGTGTGCGTGAAGAAGCAAGACTAGATAATAGAATGGTTTCTGCAGGTGAAGGGCTACTTGACGGAGTTAGAGAGTTTACACATGCTATCAATGACCTAATAGATGTGATACTTCCAGATCTTACCAAAGCTATAAACGCAATGATTAAGATTCTAATTCCAGTTATCGAGGGACTAAAAGAATTCCTTAAAAGCGCAATTGACTGGATTAAAGGAATCATAAATCCTAAAACTCGTGAAAGAACGGCGGAAGAAACAGCCAGAGGCATGGAGTCCGGTATCGACGCCACACTATATGACCTTACTGGCGGGATGCTTGGTTCACCTGCTAGGATACGGTCTGATGCAAATTCTCCTGTAAACGCTATACAAGCTGCCTTGGGAGAAATGGCAGTAGATCTAGAGAATGTAAACAAATATAACGCATCAGTAGCTGATATTGATGAATCAGAATACATAAAGTACGCAAGAGCTAAACAAGCAGAGGACGAAGCAAATGCAATGTTAAGTTCACTTCCTGAAGGAAGCAGGTCTAGAACAGCAGGTGACATTCAGTTTTTGCATGATCGAATAGTAACTCTTACAGATAAGATGGAGCAGTGGATTGCTGCACAAGGCGCAAACGCTGCTGCAATAAACCACCGAGTAAATGAACTTGGTAGGGCATTACCTGTAGCTGCTACACGTAATACTCCAGCAAATACCAGTGTCACTGGTACTTCTCCGAGATAAAATATGTCCGCAATCATAGATGAACCCACAAATGCTTATGGGATAAGCAGATTCCACACAAAGATAAAAGTTGTTGTACACAGCCATCTTTCCGCTGAACCTATTTATCTGTCTGACGATGTGGTTGCTTGCCAGCTGTCTAAGACAGTTAAGGGTCCCGGTCAGTGTAATCTTACTGTATTGCCTAGACTTAATTATGTAAATTTACTGTTTCCTAATGACTACATTAATGTATATTTCAATATAGGAGATGGAAATGGTTGGACTAGGACATTTTTCGGTTTAATAGATAGGATCGAAGAATCCTATGCTGTAGGAGAAGATGGTGCACCTAATACTACGTATACTGTGGTTGCTACTGATTTCGCTAAGATTTTCACAAGAACTGAAGTCTACAACAACCCAAACATCGCACAAAGACGAGACATCCAAGGAACAGAGTTCGGAGCTATAAACATTGGTGGTTTATTCCTTATGACAAAAGGAATAACTATGCATGGTACTCCAGATACTATAGTCCTTAATACTATACTTGTTCTTCTTGGTTTCGGATCTCAGTTTATCATGCCTTCGTGCTATCCAATTGCTAAGGATACTTTACGAGAAGCAAGGATACAGAGACAACAGGCAGCCCTGAGATTAATCCAGTCTAAGATTAACCCAGAAAAATTTACAGCATTGAGAGACAGAATCGTAAACGAGACAACTCAAGAAGCAGCTAACCTACTAAAGTCAGGAAATACAGAAGACATTCTACGTACTCTAGCAGAAAAGTATGGAGTAACGTTAACAAATCTTGAGATAGAAGGAGCCAACGAAGATACACTAGCTGGGCTTATGTCATCTGCCCGATTAAGTCAAGTTTTGAATATACCTTCCGGGTTAGGCGGACCACTTCAAGGGTTTGCTGCGATAGATAGAACTACTAGGTCTTCTGCTATACCTACAGTTCTTGACTATGTTGACCTGTTTAGCTTCGTTGAAAGAGAGGCTTTAGACGGCTACGTCTCTACGACTACCATCTTAGACCAGCAAGGTCCTATAATGTCTATGCTCGCTACATTCTCTAATGAGAGTGTTAATGAGCTTATGTTTGACTTGCGTCCTAGACATCAAATTGATCTAGTAAGTAAAGATTCATATTCAAACGAACTTTTTTATAGCACGTCTCCGCACGCTTGGGATCGATCTCTAGATGACTTAGAAGGTAATGCACCGGACCACAACTACACTAACGATAAACCTGGAATAAAGTATGTTCCTGCACTAATCATGCGTGAATATCCGTTTAGTACTATTGATAGTGTTGATGCTAACGATGTACCAATATCGATTGCGACAGTAAACAATACCGCCGACAGTGCTGCTGAAAGAAATGCTGTAAACTCTAGAAGCAATGTTGAGACTATAGGTCCTATTTTCATGGGGGCTATATTCAGTGATAATCCAAATGTACCAGGACGACACTATCTACTTACGCCGAACATAAACGTAGAGGATATTGCACAAAACGTAGGTCCAGCATACGGTAGAAAAATACTTGATGTTGCTGTTGTTTCCGACAAGGAAATACGAGAATCAAAGTTTGGAAGAAGTGATGAAGACCATGTTAACTTCTTAGAAATGTGGTCAGACTCATTTGGTTTGGGTAGTGATGCTAGGTATTTCATGCAGGACATTTCTCCTGTAATAACTCCTATTCAAGTGATGCGCCACGGACTTAGAAAACGTGCAGTAACTACAACATTCAACAGGTATGATAGACACGCTGTACAGAACACGGCAGCAGTTAACCCAACAACAGTAAATACTCCGACAGCTTCTGAAAGTGGTACACAAGCTAGTGCTGGAGGATCAACAACGGAGGATAATGGAGCACCAAGAGCTACGTCCACTGAAAATGCTGCCAATATAACAGGAGCAGGAACGCAGGCTTCGGCGTCCTCCATCACTGTAACAGAACAACTAGCTGCATCTGGAGGATCTGCTGCAGCCCCGAGTACGACTAGTACCAGCACTATAAATAGCTCAGTATCTTTTGCTTCAACTGATTCCGTATGGCCTGTAAATAGAATTGTTGACGGCAATCCTATTAAGAGTATTTCAAGCGGGTTTGGTTATCGACGCATGGATAACTCTAATGGAAATTCGGTTCCTCCATCTAGATTCGACCCTGTGTCTTCTGGTGGTCGAGAGAACCCAAACGGGTCTACAACTCCTTCAAAGCGTTGGAAGTTCCATTCTGGAGTGGATATCGCTGCTCCACCTGGAACTTCAGTGCATGCTGTAAGAAAAGGAAAGGTTGTAATTGTTGGTTTAGCAGGAATGTACACTAGATATGGAAATATCGTAGGTATCCTACATGATGATGGAAATCTATCTATGTATGCACACTTAGAGAGTATTTCTCCTAAGTTTGCCGATCCTGTACGTGCTGCAGTAGCTTCTAGGCTTGGCCCTAGACCTTCTGGTGACAAACTTAAAAGAGCAAGATATCTAGGCGTAAGTCCGTTAATTGGTACTAGAACAGACAGATTGTTGTCTCCAGCTTGTATGAATGCTGTAGACGTCATGCCTGGTGAAGTAATAGGAAAAGTAGGAAGAACAAAGGACGTAGATGCACAAGGAAAGTTAAGTCTTTTTGACGCAGCACATTTGCACTTTGAGTGGTGTAACCATTTTCCGTCTAAAAAGAAGAGTATAACACCAGACAGAAATGGAGATCTTCCAGCAAACTCACCATACCTAGAGTATGATGCGCAGCGTTTGTTTTGTTATGATCCTGCCGATAGACAAGGTTTGAATATTAGGTCGTTTAGGCACCCAAATGATGGTGTTTCATACGATGTAGCCAGCGAGCCTTTTGCTAGTGATTCTCAGTTTGAAGGTAATGATTTCGACGACAACACGTTCGAAACAGACCAGAATCCAGCTAATCAACAAGCTGCTATGACTAGCACAACACAGGTCACAGCTGTAGCTCAACCTGCAACAAATCAAGTCCCAACAGATACTCCACCAACACCTGAAAGCACATCACCGTCTACTCAGGAACAGGTAGCTCCCGATAGAGCTTCACTAGTGACTGTTCCTGATGGAATAAGCTCTAGACGTCAGCTGGCTCGTTGGGTTTTACTACAGGACCATTGGTATCAACACAACATAGAGTACCTTTCAGGCTCACTTACTATGCGCCCTGCTCCAGAGATTCGAGTAGGTTATAGACTTGATATTAGAGAAAGAAATATGAGTTTCTACGTTGAAGGAGTTACACACAGCTGGACGTATCCTAATGCTATGACAACTACACTTTCTGTAACCAGAGGGCAGCCAAACAATCCGTATCCAATATACGTATACCCTGGTACTGACGGGTTTAACCCAACTCAGATACAGCGAAAGCAAGGAAGTCGTTTGGGTAAGTACTTTATCACTCCTGATCCTGTTGCCGTTCAGCGATCCTTGGCTCTTCGCATGAATGGAAACACAATTAGAACTCCATCGCAGCCTGCAAATGGTGTAAATACTGTAGATATGCCTGAGAACAACAGAAATGAAAACTTCTCTTCTTACTACTCTTCTTATGTTTCTCGACCGGAAGTTACCAAGACAAACACTAATCAGGGTAATCTTGGTGGTTCTTCTACTGTAACACAAGATAGCACCGTACAGACAAGTCAAGGAGCCACCTGATATGTTTAGAAATATATACGGAGACTATGGAACTCCAATACAACAAGCCATGACAGTACAGCCTGAGTATTATTCTCGCATGAGAATGGATACTATGATGCTTGGTATTGTCATAGATGTAATGCCTGCTGATGCCACAGATAATGAATCTGCACAAAGAAGTGATGTGTCTAGAGGATTTATGCCTCAATGTAGTGTTCTTGTTGTTTCTGGTGGAACAGGTATGTCTATGTTTTTGGACAAGGTATACATACTTCCAGACTCATTAACAGGTACTAACGACTATTGTGAACATCTTCCACGAGGAAGCAAACGATCTTTATCCAACAATGGTGACCCGTACAATAGTTCTCTTCTTGGTATAAATCCAATGGATTTAGATGGTGAGTGGTGTATTGTTGGCTTTTTAGGAGGAAATGTAGATCAACCTTTTATACTTAAGTGGTGGCCTCATCCAAGAAATTCTTTTGACCCTCTAACTTCCGGAAATGGAAATCCTGACGGAACTGGAACTCCTAAGTCTTTAAATCAGTTAGGTAGAATGTTCAAAAGAACAAATGGAGTAGAACACGTAATCACTAGAAATGGTGATGTGTACCTAAGTACGTATTTTGCAGGGTCTGAGATAGCTCCTGAGCTTCCTCATCGTTTTGGTCGATATGGTAGACATCTACGACCAAACGAAGGAGGAAGCATAAAAGTAAACATAAAGCCCTCACAGCAACTTGAGATAAACTTCAATGAGTACGAAGATGGTTTAGGTATAGACCGTTATGACGAATCCTTACCTCAACAAAACCCAAAGGAAGTAGGATATTCAACATTAACATCTAGTAATAACACTAGAGTTACCGCTGACCAAATAAGTTTGTCTGTTTATACTCCAAAAAGTATAGATCTGATGTCTGATGACACTACAAGGCTTTCTTCTGGTCAAGACTTAGTTGTTTATAGTGGTAATACTATGTCTACTTCAGTAGCTGGTAATAACACCACTATAGTGGACGGTACAAATACAAATCTTTCTAAGAAGAAGGTAATACATCAGTCATTAGAACAAGTGGATATCGTAGCAGGTTATCCGTCGAGCACTGCTGATATACTTGGTCCTCTTAATATGATTTCCACAGGAGCAATGACCATTAGGTCTGGTATTATCGTAGACCCAGGTAATCCTCCAGTAACTCCAGCTCAGCCTGCGAATATGAACGTGCAAGCTACAGGAAATATGCATGTTGTTGTGGGTAACGCACAAGATGGTAATATCCCTCCTGCTGATTTGAATCTAGAAGCAACCGGTAAGGCTATTATTGAAGTATTAGATATGCTAAACTTACAAGGAAGTGAAGTAAATCTAGGTACTACTGCGTCCTTACCTGCAGACAATGCGGTATTACTTAAGCAGTTTCAAAATGATGCTGCATTTACTGCCGCGTACAACACATTAGCTCCTATTCCAGTAGCAGTAACACCTACAGATGCTGTTGCTCTTGTGAATGCAGTAAACGCCGCGTTTAAGGCCCTAGTTAGTGCATTAAAGAATACAGCCACTACTGTAACAAAGGCTACATGACATGGCATCTCTAGTAGTAAGTGAACCACAAAGTACATTATCCACAGACGCTATAAGGCAATATACAGCGCTTGGCGGTTTAAATTCTGATACTATTCAGCGACTTTTTTCTTTGTTCATACTAGACATAGAAACAAATCAAGTAATTAGTGCTCCAGAGTTAGACCCATCAAAAACACGAGCTACAGCAGAGTACTTTTTCCGTGTTCCTCCTAAGTCGTTTGAGATAGGAGAACCAATGTCCACTCACATTGTTCCTACACAGAATAATGGTATGTTCATTGAATCTCATGGTAACATATTCAAGCAGATCAAACTTCAAGGAACCACAGGACTTAGACCGAACAAAGGGTCTGTTTTACCGGACCAGATTCCTCTACTGTCTGCTGGCGTCGATAACATAGTACAAACGTTCTCTACCTCTCCTCTAGCTGCTCAAGCACTTCCTGCTACAGAAGTTACTGGTCATGATGACATAATCTTTTTACGGAATATGTTCAGGCACTTCTCTGACCAAATAAAACTAAGCAATAGAAAAATTGCAATGGTTTTCCGTAATGTAAGGGACGATGATTATTGGGTTGTAGAGCCTGAGGACTTCAGATTATCAAGATCCTCTAGCTCTCCACTAACGTATGAATATTCTATAGTACTTAGAGGTATAGCAAAACACACGCAATCTAGACCAATTCCTGATCCACTAGATAGATATCGTGCGGTAAATCGTTTTGCATCTAGAGTACAGCTTTATACACAAGCTCTGACTAACTCTTTCTTCTTGATTGGAACCCAGGTTACTAGAGCTACTTCTTTAGGTTTCTTTGGGATAAATACTACACTCGGTACTGTTTCTAAACTGATACAAGCCTTGCAGTACACCAAAGATAACTATGAAGCTGTTGCTAATGTAAAAGACTTAACTAAACAGCTAAAACAAGAGATAAAGGATGGTTGGGAGAAGTTGACAGGTAAGGTTCCTGCTCAAGATCAATTAGTTCGTTGTTTACACAGAGTATATGTAGTTTGTTGTAAGATAGAAACTGAACAGCCAATTCGAGATTCTATCGCATCTAACTTGACTACTACGCAGAACAGAATAAACAACGCATATAGTGGTAAAAACCCAACGACTGAAGTAGGTAGTACAGTAGCTCAATCTACAGTAAACTTTGGTGAAGACATACGAGCTATTGCTAAGCGTCTTATGGGAAGTGTAAATGCCTGGAGGGCTCTTGTAGAACTTAATGGCCTTAGACCTCCGTACATAAGTCATGACCAAGTTGTAACTCAACCTGGAGTACTACAAACAGGTGATACTATTCTTTACCCATCTAGAAACTCTAGAGATGCAGATATAAACAATATTGTCAGCGCATCCAAGAAAGTACCAGATGATACAACAACGGGTACTGAAAACACTAGCAGTCCAATTGTAGCTGCGTATGGTCGTGACATTCGTGTAGTTGGAAATGTCGCAGGACAAGACGTATTCTTGACTGATTTCAAAGTAAACCAACGCGGAGACGTTTCAACTATTGCTGGAATTCCTAACGTTGAACAAGCCGTAAAAATAAAGTTTGCTACTGAACAAGGAGAGCTTCCTAAGCATCCAACCTTTGGTGCTCTTTACTCTATTGGAAGTAAGATGAATCTCGATTCATTCAATACTTTCAGACTTAATACACTCTCTACGTTTTACAGTGACAGCAGAATAAAGAACGTTAGTGGTATGCGTTTTGTAAGTTCTGGAGATGTATTAGCAGTATCTGCTACACTACAGCTTACTGATTCCAAAAATTATCTAAGCACTGATTTCGCCCTAAGAAGGTTCTGACGATGGCAACTTTCACACCTCGTACATATGATGAAATATTAGCGGACATGATCGCTTATGTTCAGGCTACTACTGAACTTAGTGACTTCAATCCTGGTTCTATTATTCGTACTATACTAGAAGCTGCAGCGCTTGAGGACGATGAGCAGTATTACCAGATGGTACAGCTGCTTGACATTTTCTCGTACACAACCGCTACTGGAGATTACTTAGATAGACGACTTCAGGACTTCTTTTTGGTTCGTGAACCAGCTAAAACATCCACTACAAAGGTTCGCTTCTACAACCTAAACATAATCTCGTCCCAAGTATCCTTAGACGCAGCTGCTGCTGCGAGCACAGTAAAGGTTTTTTCCGCTGGGGCATTCCCAAACCCTTCACCAAGTTACAAGCTACGTGTAGGAGAAGGTACTACAAGAGTACAAGATATTACAGTAACTGCACTGAACTACACGACAAATACATTTACACTATCTACACCACTCCTGTTTCCTATTTATGTAGGAGATAGAGTAACGTACATAGGTACGGATTCTTATTCGATCCCCAGCGGTACGTCTATCTTGGCACCTGCCACTGTGTCTGAGTCTGCCAAAGTTTTCATAACGCAAGAGCCTGCTTATATTCTTCCTGGTAACTTCTACTCTAATGAAATAACAGCAAAGTCTCAAAGTACAGGTGTTTCCAGTAACGTAGGTGTTAGAAGGATTTCTCAGTTCGCAGCAGCTGCGCCTTTTCCTGGTGCCGGCGTCATAAACGTCACAGACGCCTCGGGAGGAAGAGACCGAGAGTCAGACCAAGACTTCAGAGTCCGCGCCGTACGACAGCTTCAGAGCCTCAGTAGGGGCACTCCTTTAGCTCTTACTAACGCAGCATTGAGTGTAACAGACAATATCACTGGTCAGCGTGTAGTTTCTGCTAACATAGTTGAGGACTTCGTTAATGATGAAGTTATAGTATACATTGACGACGGTACTGGATTCACACCAGACTATACAGTACTTACTGCAGACTCCTTGGCTAGTTCCTCTATCATCGGAGCAGGAACACTGACCGTAAATAACGTAGCTGACTTCCCATCTTCTGGGTATATTCTTGTTGTTAGTGCAGGAACAGATACAGAACTGTTAAACTACACTAAGACGAATTCGGTAGCTAATACCATAACATTAGCGTCTCCTGCAACTAAGGTACACACATCCGGCGACATTGTACTCTTTGTAGATTACATCACAGATAATACTAAGGCTGGTCAGCGTAGATTCCGGGTTCAGAACTTCCCATTGGTTAGAGGTACTATTCGTTTGTTTGTAAACCAGGGAACTACATGGCAGGAGCTTCTTGAGACTCAGGACTTCATTGTGAATAAGGGAACTGGTGAGATTCAGCTTGTATCAGTTCTTGGTTTAGCTGCAAGTTCCAAGGTAGTAGCGTATTACTCCTATTATACAAACTTAATAGCCGAAGTACAGCGAACCCTAGAGGGAAATCTGGACAACTCTGTTAACTACCCAGGATATAAAGCATCTGGAATATTCCTTGCTGTAGAAGCTCCAAATCTAAAGAGAGTTACAGTAAAGGCTGTTATTTCCGCAGAAGACGGGTTTAATGAATCGGACTTAGCGCCAACAGTACTTTCAAACATTGAAGCATATATCAACTCAAGAAAGATCGGCGAAGACGTAATTCGTGCTAAGATTGTAGACGTAGCCTTCAATGTAACTGGAGTTAAGGACGTAACTATTGTTGTTCCTACGGGAAATGTTACGGTACTAGAAAATGAACTTCCAGTCGCGTTTGATTCAAGTGGTAACTCTATTGTTACGGTTTCCTAATGACCATTCCTAAGCAACAAAGCAAGTTAAGAGCACTAAGAGACCAGCTATCTCTAGACTACGCTAGTGGCAAATATCTAAACAATATTTCAGCTAACTTAGGTCTTCTTCGTCCTAAGTTTGGCTTTAGTGATGATACATGGCGTGCTCTTGTTAAAACACTAGCTCTACAACCAAAGCAAGTTAGAGACAAGTTTGCTGATGTTCTTGAAATTCTTCTAGGACCACGAAAGTCTCTAGGTTTAACCCTTGCTGCAACTGCCGCAGTCGGGGATAAGAAGCTTACCCTTAACAGTACAACAGGTATTCCACAAATAGGAAGGCTGACGCTGGACAAGGGCTTGGTAGGACTTGAGGAAACTGTAGATTACTATTTTGTAGATTATTCAACAAACACAGTATATCTGAGCACTGCTCTGACCATCAGCCACATCTATCATCCAAATGATTTTGAATGTGATTTACTACTCAGCTCAGCTGTTGGGGCCACTACGCTTTATGTTACAGATTTGAATGGAGTAACACCATTCACACCAGCACCATTTTTACTAGACCAAGGCACTGATCGCGAGGAAGTAGTAACTGTATTAACTACGGATCCTAATACCGGAATAGTTACCTTAGTGAACCCAACTGTGTATGCACACGACGGGCTTACACCAAACCCAGTAATTACAACACTAACGTACGACTATTTGAATAACTCTGAAATCCTGGTACTTGGTGACGTTAAGAAGATTCCAAGCTCTGGATACCTTTTGGTAGGTCCCTCGTCTTCTACAGTAGCTGCTACAGGTGGAAGCCCTACAACGTTTGTTACGTCAGCAAATACATTTACTGCTAACAAACATGTAGGAAACATAGCAGTATTTGAAGGTAACGTAACTCCTGCTCTAGCTGGTGTTGAGGCTACTATCATAGGAAATACGGATAGCACTCTTACTTTTGCTGCTAGTATCGGAACTGCTCCTGCAGCCCTAGATAGGATCACTATCAAACAGCGAGTAAAGTACACAAGTGTTAGCATCTCTGACAACTCTGTAATACTAAAGAACCCGCTGTACGATGTATCATATGCTGCAACGACAAAAGTTGAGCTTCTGGGCGTTAAAGCTACGTTTAAACTAGCTGGTGTTTACGTAGAGAACGGCTGCTGGGACATTTATCAAGTGTCTCCAAGGGAAGTAGAGATCTTCATTTGTCCTGATAAGAAGGACATATCAAACCTATTCTCCGCTTCTTATCTACACAGAGAAGCTGCTGCTCCTATTTTAGCTACGCTTCTTAGTCCTGTGTCTATTGGAGCTACAAGTCTTTCTGTAAGCAACCTGGCTACTGCTCCAATCGTAGGCGTGCTTACACTTAATGGTGCTCAACGAGTTCCATATAAGAAGAGACTAATCACAGACACTGTGGCTGTTTCTACCACAAATAGTGTAATACAACTAACTACAGGTGGTCTTACAGCTTCTGCGTTGATTGGACAACAAGTACAAGTTGGAGATTATTTCGGTCTTATTACAGCTAATACAGCTTCGACCATCACCATTGATGGACAAATTCCAGACTACATATTAAGTACGTTTGTAGTTGGAACTACGCCAGTTAAGTTCTACAGCGAGCACATTATAGACTTGTTGAACGGGACTACAGTTCTAAACAATCTTCTAGCTGGTGTAAGTGTTGATTTGTATGAACCAACACTAGTAGGTTCATTACCTTCTGGAGACCTTTGGACTACACAAGATGTATTCCCAGGTCCTTACTTGTATGATAATACTGACCAGGCTCCTAGCGTAATAACAACTACAACTACTACAGCCATCCCTCCAATAAGTAAGCTTATGCTTGATGTAGCAGCAGGGGCTACTGCAATAGAGGTTGAAGATGCCACATTGTACGATCTTGTAAACTTTCCGTATACAGTACAGCTTGGCTCTCAGTCAGCGAATAAAGAAAGAGTGACGGTATTTGACGTCAAGCTAGCGCAGCGGTCCATCACCACGCTAAGCAGTGGTGTATCTCCAGGAGCCCTAACTTTGCCTGTAGCTGCCTTGTCTCTTGGCGGCGCGGGAGACGCTGCTGGGTTCCCTAACGCAAACGGGTACAGAGTTAGACTTGGTGTAGATACAGCATCCGAAGAAGTTGTCTATGTTACTGGAACACTCACAGGACCCAACAGGCTTGTTTTGAATACACCAGTAGTTAACTCTCACTTATTGGGAGCTACTGTAGCACTTTATAGTGACGTATTAACTGTGGACACATTGCTTTACCCACACGTAGGTATTACTCCATACATGGAAAGAAACTACTTATTTCCGCAAACCACGTCTACTTTGATTAGTCTAGCTGACATCGTTGGGTATGAACTGTCTGGATTGGACGTAACTAGCTCGGTTGGATTTCCTTCAAAGGGGCAGGTAATACTCAACTTTGGTTCTGAGAATCTGAATCGAGAGTCAGGTTTCTTCAGTGTAACATCTTCTGGTGCTACAACAATAACAGTTACGGACATTACAGTATTTCCAACAGCTACACCATACGAAGTAATACTTGGCAAGGGTACACCTTTTGAAGAACGAGCTATTGTAACCTCAATAAATACAGGTATGTCTCAGTTCACAATAAATGGAGGTACTTATGGAACCAAGTATTCTCACCCAGCTTACGCTGTAATTGAGATACCTGTAGGTACTAAAGAAGTAGTTGAGTACACATCTGTGGTGGGTAATAGTCTTAGATTTTCAACCCCCACTGTGCTACAATCTATACATCAGAAATCTGAAAGTGTTGTATACTCTCCAGGGTATAGCAACTCCAGAACGTCTGGTTATGATTTTCCTTTACGTATGCCGCCTAGCCTCATTGATAGAATCAAGTATGTATTTGAACTAGTGAGAGCAGCGGGAGTAAAAGTAACAGTAATATCGAGTAGATAAACATGCCAAAGAAGCTAGCAGTTCATCCTAATGAGCGTATAGACGTCCCTGATTTTGACCATGCAGCGACGATTTATACAGATGAGTCTCTTTCTTTCCTGAAGGAGAGATTCCTTATAGACCGTAGGTCTAGGGTTATTGATGGATTCAGAGTAGAGGTCTCAGACCAGACTGCTACTCCGGGACAGATCACAGTGTACAACGGCAACGCGATTGACCGTTCTGGTGTCTCGATCGCTGATGAAGACCAAGCAAACTCTTCTATTACAGTTACTCTATCTGGTTCAAGTCAGACATTCTACGTTGAAGTAGAGTTCACTGAGGCTTTCACAGATACCGATTCTCGTGGATTCTGGGACCCTACTTATGATAACGGCGTTGGTGTACCTACAGGTAAGGAAGTAGACCTTAGTGTTGCAACACGTTCTACGCCTACGTGGAAGGTAGTATACCCTATCTCTACTACTGGATTTGACTTCACAACAAATCCAAACAGCACTAGAGTACCGCTTGTAAAGCTTACAACCAATGGATCAAATCAGATAACTGGAGTAGTAAATACTCTTCTATCGCAGGTAGTTGCAGCTTCTGTTATTGAGTCTGATACAGCAGCAGGAAGTACCAAGCTTCGTGTATTCGACAGCAGATTCTTTCCTGATACTGGAACCGTATCTCTTGATGCTGGAGGTACCAATCCTGAGACAAGCCTTACCCTCGTAAGCAATGACCGTGAAAACGGCATTCTTACCATCAACCCTGCCACAGTATATAGCCACGCTGCAGGTGCGATCGTAAAGGTAGCCGGAGTAACTGGGAGGCTTGTTAAAGAGAACGTGGACCCAAATGCTACGGCTATGGATACGGCATCGCCTAACCATGTAGTAGACCAAACTAGACGGTTCTTCCAAGGTAATGAAATACGTGGTGGAGCACTTGCTTCTTCCAAAGAAACCACAGCAGGAAGAGATGACCTAAACCTTAGAAGTGTGAAGGATTACATAGACTTTATTTCTGGACAGATCCGCGAGATGAAGTTTGGTAGCCCAAGAACTGATATTACTTCTATTTCTCCTCCTAGTTCTTTCAGTAGCAGACCTAGATACTTTGACAATGCAGGAAGTATTACTGGTGCTCGTACAGCGTCCATCACAATTGGTAACGGAACTACCACGTTCGGAGACTACAATGGCTCTACGAACGCAGTGTTCACGGCAGCTATCGCAGCACTTCCTTCCGGTGGTCGTATCTACGTAAAGCCGGGAACATACACGTTCACAAGCTCTGTAGCGATTCCAACAAATATTACCATCATTGGCGACAGCAAGGATGACGTAATCCTTGTTAATAACGTAGCTGCTAGCTATATCTTCAGTGTAAATAACGCAACTGTTGGAATCGAGTCGCTTACATTCCAAAGCGGAACTGGCGGTACAGATTGTCTATCCATCACTAACGGCACAGTTCATGCGGCTTCTGCGCTATTTACTGGTGTAGCATTCTCTAATGGAACGTTTAACCTAAGGGATGGACTTGTTTCCGAATCTCTTCACGGAACACAAATCTCTGGAAGAATCTATAACAGCGTCCTATCTGGATCGTTCACTACTGTAGGTACTTTCGTACAGTTTGAAATTGACGGTTGTTCTATTGCTACTGACCCTGGTTTCGTAAACTTCACGTCTGGAACAACATACTCATTCATGGTTAAGAATAGTTTTATTCTTTCCTCTCAGTTTTCAGATACTCCGATGTTCCTTTGGGACGCAGGAAGTACATCACTTAATGTAGTAGTTGACAGCTGCCTTCTACAAAACAGTGTTCTTGATTGTTCTTTCCAGTCAAAGCCAGGTATTTTCAAGCTTTCTGGAGCAGGAAACCTAACCATTGCTAACTCATACGTAATGGTTAACGGACAGAACACAGCTGCTGGTAGAGAAGCCGTTGGTCTTCGTATGGAGACCAACGCAGCTAACTTCAATGTAGCGATCTCGAACACAAAGTTCATTAACTACGCTACATATACCACTGGTATCTACACGTTCGGAGACCAGAACAACAAGATCAGCATCTCTGGTTGTGATTTCTATACTAACGTTGGTATTCAGGATTACGGTTCAGCTGCGACTATTTCTGTAGCTAACTCTACATTCTATAATACACAAACAACCGACTGGTACGGATTCAAGGCTACATATGCCGCTGGAACTGATATTACTCGCGTTCAGATGACGGGTTGTACGTTCCGTGGAAATACTGCAAGCACAGCTATTCAGTATGGCTTCTACAATGCCAGCGGCGTTGCAGCTAACCTTACAAACTGTAAGTTCAGTAACCTTCAGTATTCCAGCGGAGTAAACTACCCTATCTATTTCAACGTATCATCAGCTACTATAAAGCCTGTTGAACTTGTAGTAGACGGTTGTTCATTCTATGACTGCTACGGGTCAACTACATCTGCACTAATTCACTTCTTGAACACAAGCGGATACGTAAGAGTTACTGGAAACACGTTTAGTAGCTGTAAGGGACGAAATGCTATTTTCGTATCTTCTGCTTTCATGTCTGATGTGTCTAACAACAAGGTATACAACTTCTCTAACGGGGCGGCTGCCACCGAAGTAATCTACGTAAACACTATAAGTTCTTCTTCCACTATTTCTGGTAACGAAATAGATCTAGTAACTGTTCTAGCATCTTCTGGTGCTCTGATGGGAATCAGAGCAGATGGATTAAACACAACTACTGGAAGCCAGGTAATCACTGGAAACATAATCTCTAATGTAAACTCTGCTGGAACTGCTGCAGTAAGTGGAAATGTTTACGGTATTAGTACTACTTGTCGCACAACTGTATCTAAGAATAGAATATTCAA